ATCGATGACATTATTGAAGAAGCATACGAAAGATGTGGTATGCGGACTAATAGTGGGAATGACTTACGTAGCGCAAGAAGAAGTTTAAATCTATTATTTTCTGAGTGGGGCAACAGAGGTATTCATCTTTGGAAAGTTGAGTTAAACGAAAAAGCTTTAGTTGCTGGCACTGCTACTTACACAGTTGATGGTGATGTTAATGATGTTCTCGAGGCATATATCTCAACTACAAACGCAGCAGGAAATACTTCATCAACGAATGATATATCATTAACAAAAATTGATAGATCAGCTTATGCTGCACTTCCAAACAAATTACAAACAGGGCAACCTTCACAGTATTATGTTGATAGACAAACAACACCAACTATAAGTTTATATCTTGCACCTGATGCAACAACTTATACAACATTAAAATTTTATACAATAAATAGAATTGAAGATGCAGGAGGGTTTACTAAAACAGCTGATGTGGCTTATAGATTTCTGCCTTGTATGTGTTCTGGTCTTGCATACTATTTATCACAAAAAAGAGCACCAGATAGAATACAAGTATTAAAACAATTATATGAGGATGAATTACTTAGAGCATTGAATGAAGATGGCTCAAGAACTTCAGTATATATTTCTCCTCAAACTTATTTTGGAGATGGAGTATAATGTCTTTCGCAACTGGTAAAAGATCAAAAGCTATATCTGATAGATCAGGAATGGCATATCCATATAAAGAAATGGTAAAAGAATGGAATGGTTCTTTAGTTCATATATCTGAGTTTGAACCAAAACATCCTCAGCTTGATCCACCATACCATAAAGCAGATGCAGTGGCTTTAAGAAACCCAAGAACTATGACGACTCAACAACCAACTCAAGAATTTTCAAATGACCAAACTATCTCAGATTCTGGTGGTATTCATGTTGGAGTTGCAAATCTTTCATTACCTGGAGACTTTGCTTTTAGAACGCAAGATTTCAACGTTACATCAAACGGTATTACAACCACAATTCACAGTATGGTTCCAGAAGATCCATCAATACAAAATAGAAGAAGACAATTAATTTCAACAATAAGTTCAGTAACAGTAAGTATTACATAATGGCTATTACATTTTCAAATTTTTTAACTCAAGTAAGAAACTATACTGAAGTTGATGCAAATGTTTTGACTGAAGCAATAATTCAAGATTTTATCAGATCAGTTGAATTAGATGTTGCCGGTAAGGTAGATTATGATGATCTAAGAAAGTATGCTAATTCAAGTTTTACAGCAACAAATAGAGCTGTATCTATGCCTTCAGATCTTTTAATTTTAAGATCTATACAAGTCGTTGATAGCAGTGGTAATAGAACTTTTCTTGAAAAAAGAGACACTAGTTTTATTTCTGAATACAATGGAACTGGCACACAAGGTACACCAAAATATTATGCAAATTGGGATGAATTTAATATTATTGTAGCACCTACTCCTGCTACAGCTGACACAATTCAAATTAATTATATAAAAGATCCACCACAATTTACATCTACTAATCAAACTTATCTTGCAAAATATCAAGAGTCGATGTTACTTCATGGTGTTCTAACTGAAGCTTTTAGATTTCTAAAAGGGCCTCAAGATATGTACAACTTATATGAAAAGAAGTATAATGAGGAAGTACAGAATTTTGCCCTACAACAAATGGGTAGAAGAAGACGTGCGGAGTTTGATGATGGTGTACCAAGAATAGTAGTGCCTTCACCTTCTCCGAACCAAAATAATTAATTAAGGAGAATAATTATGGCTATAACAACAAATGCAATTTGTAATTCTTTCAAAAAAGAATTACTTCAAGGTAAACATGACTTTGATACTGCACCAAACGGTGATACTTACAAACTTGCAATGTACACTAGTTCTGCAACTTTAGGTAAATCAACTGAAAACTATACAACTTCTAATGAAGTTTCTTCACCATCAGGATACACTGCTGGCGGAAAAGCTCTTGTTAATCAAGGTGTAAAAGTTTCATCATCAATCGCAATTACTGATTTTGCTGATTTATCTTTTGTAGGAGTTACATTGACTGCAAGAGGTGCACTAATTTACAACACACAAACAGATGGTGGTTCTTCAACTACTGATGCTGTTGCTGTGTTAGATTTTGGAAGTGATAAAACTGCAACATCTGGAACATTTACAATTCAGTTCCCTGCATTTACAACTTCTGCAGCTATTTTAAGATTAGCGTAATAAGTTAAAGGATATGAATGTCAAACACATGGGGTGCACTTAGTTGGGGACAGGGAGACTGGGCTGGTCAAGGCGATGTCTCTCAAACTCTTTCAGGTATAAGTGCATCCTTTAGTGTTGGACAAGTTGTTGCTGATGCCGAGATACAAATCGGTTGGGGTGGTGACACATGGGGTGAAAACGAATGGGGTGATCTATCTGGATCACAACCAATAGCAGTTGGATCTCAATTAACATCATCAATAGGTTCCGTTTCAGAATTAATTATTGCTGATGCGACTGTAGATGTTACAAACCTTGGTCAGATGGCTTTTGGAGAACCATCTGTGCTTGGCGGAACTTCAATCAATCAAAATGTAACAGGACAAGAACTTACTTCATCGATGGGTGAAGAAGTAATAGGTATTGGTGTTAACGTTTCTGGAATAACCGCATCTTTTAGTGCAGGTGCTGCAACAGTTGATGGTTCTACTTTAACAGGAATTGGTTGGGGTAGAGGATCATGGGGAGAGTTTGCTTGGGGTGTAGCATATTCTGCTTTAGCTCAAGGACAAGAATTAACATCTAGTATTAATTTCCCTGCAACAGGTGCATTTACTGATGTAAATGTAAGTGTGTCTGGTGTTGAATTAACATCTACTTTTTCAAGTCCATCATTCTCAATTATAATTGATCAAGATATATTTGTATTAGCAACAGAAGATCAACTAGATGCTACTGCAGGATCTGTAGAAGAAGTTACAGGTACAGCTACAGTAGATGTTACAGGTATAAGTTTATCTTCATCAATTGGTGACCCAATAGCAGGATTATTTTTAGATGTCCCTGTTACAGGTAGTCAAATTACTGCAACTCTAGGTGACTTTAGTTTACAACAATCAACAATCGAACCAGTCACAGGTCAACAGCTTACAAGTTCTTTAGGACAAGCAGATGAAGTCCCAGATCAAATAGTAGGAGTAAGTGGTATACAATTAAGTGGTTCTGTAGGTCAAATTTCGGCAACAGGTAATGCTCTTGTGCAGCCAACAGGCATACAGTTGACTTCTTCAACTGGAAGCCCTAATATTACAGCATGGCAAGAAATTGATCTTGGTGTAAACAATATCTGGACAGAGGTTGATTTAGCTGCATGATTCATGTAAAATTATAATTATTTAGGAGAACAAAATTATGGCATCAAGTTATTCAGCAGACCTCAAACTAGAATTGATGGTAACCGGTGAGAACGCTGGTACATGGGGTGATAAAACAAACGATAATTTAAAATTAATTCAACAAGCTGTTGCAGGTTTTGAAGCAGTAGCACTTAACAATGGTGGAACTGTAACATTAGCTATGTCAGACGGAGCACTATCGAATGCTCGTAACATGGTTATTAAATTTACAGGAACTCTTACAGGTGCTTCAGTAGTTACTGTTCCAGACACAATAGAAAAATTTTATATTTTTGATTGCTCTGCAGTAACAGGAGTAACAAACCTTACAATTAAAACTGCAAGTGGAACTGGTTTTGCCGTAGGCGAAGCAAAAATAGTTGCAGCTTACACAGACGGAACAAATTTAAATGAGATCGCTTTAAATACTTTAGGTGGTACTATTGGAACTGCACAAATTGACAACGATGCAATCACGGCTGCAAAAATTGCGGATGATGCAGTATTAGCTGCTAATCTTTCAGACAATGCAGTAGTAACGGCTGCGATAAATGCTAGTGCAGTAACCACGGCTAAAATTGCGGATGATGCAGTAACCACGGCTAAAGTTGCAGACGATAATATTACTGCAGACAAATTAGCAAACACTGCTGTAACTGCAGGTTCATACACAAATGCAGGATTTACTGTTGATGCTCAAGGAAGATTAACTGCAGCATCTTCAGGTGCCGCGGCAGGTGGAGACTCTTTTGATTACACACTCGCTATCGCAAGTCCAGGACCTGTATCAACAACTTACTCACCATTAACTCCAGGCGTAACAGCTGGAATTGGTTATGCAGGTGGTGGAGCAGGAAATGGTGGTACTAGAAATGATCCAGTAAGACCAGGAGGCCCAGGTGGAAATGGTGGAGTTGGTTTCTTCGCAGTATCTGTTCCAGGAGGATTATCTGGAGAAACAGTTAACATCGGTGGCGGTGGAGGATCTACACAATTTGCAAACGTTACAATTGGTGGCGGTGGAAATGGTGGACCAAACGGTGGTGATGCAGGAAGTAGAGGATCACCTTTCTCTCCTTTTCCTAACCAACCAGCTGTTGGTGGTTTATCAGGATTAGATCCAAATGCTAACTCATTTAGTCAAACAAATTTATTTGATTTAAAAGTTGTATTTCCAGTTATTAAAGCAGAGGGTGTAAACACAGATGCTTTATCAAATTCATTCCCTGCTGCAAACTCTGGTTTCTTCCAATTAGCAAAAACTATTGGTGGTCCAGGTGGAAGCCCTAACCAAGGTGCACAAAATGGAGGACCAGGTTATATGTTCTTCTGGGAGAAAAATGGAGGTGGATTCTAATGGCAGCAATAATTTGGAACTATGAAGGAGTAAGTCCTATTGTTTTTTGTAAAGATGATGCAGCAAGAGATTATGCTTTAAAACACGAAACAGGAGCAGATGCTACTGAAATTTCAGATGAAGATTTTAACGCTTTAGTTAGAGGTCAAAAAGTAATTGATTTTGAATCAAGACATAATTCAATTACATATACTGATAGACCTGACGCAGTTGCAAATCTTGAAATTTTTAAACATGAACTTGAGAGATGTAAGTCAAAAATAGAAGATCATCTTAAATTTCATAATGATGAAGTTGATCAACCACACAACACTAGATATCAAGCACATCTTACAAACATAGAAACTGTAAAAGCTGAAGCAGATGGTGGTGCGTTAAGTGATAACCCATCTTTTCCAATGGATTCTTTTTATTCATATATGGAGGCAAGATTTGGATCTGCTGTAAGTTATATGGAAATTCCAGTATAATTCACTAGAACTATCTTTTATTTAGTATATACATACCCTATATGTTTGAGAACAAGATTGTCTTTAGGGCACTCAATGAATACATTGAATGGTCGGATGTCAAACCAGAACCTGTATCTGTAAATGTTCCTGAGTGGTATAAAAAATTAGAACATAAAATAGGTAATTTTACAGTTAAAGGTTGTTTACCTTTTATGGATACTCTGACAACTGGATACATTCTTAAAACTCCACAAGACTATTATGTGGATATGAAACCTAAAGAAAACCCAGAGAATGATGAAGATAAATGGGAATATAAAATTCAAACAGGTTTTTCAATGGCTCCTCCATTTTTACAATCACAATGGAATTATTTAGGTATAGGAGCTGAAGCGTCTTTTCACCCTTTCAAACAATTACATGGCTCTCCTCTCAAAGAAAGAAATTTATCAAATAATTTTTTTAAATTTGAAAACCCATGGTTTATTGAAACACCAAAAGGTTATTCATGTTTATTTTTACCAATATTAAATAACAATGATGATAGATTTGAGATATTAGCAGGTATAGTAGATACTGATATGCATTCTCATAGAGTACAATTACCCTCAGTATTTAATGGTTGGAAATACAAAAATGGATATGAAGGCACTATTAAAAAGGGCACACCTTATGCGCAAGTAATACCTTTCAAAAGAGAAAAATGGAAAATGGAAATAAAACCAATTACCAAAAAAGAAATAGATGAAAAGGATTTTAAAATCTCTACAATAAGATATAAATTTATAAGAAGTGTATGGAACAAAAAAATAACAAAATAATTTTAGACCAAAAACAAACAGACTTATCTAAATTTGTTAAAGTTTATGACAATGTTATACCAATCCAAAAATTACAAAAGTTATTAGTATGGCTTAATACAGTTCAACCTAATTATTGGGAAGCAGGAAAAATAGGAGATACAGGTGATGGAGGTAAACTTGATAAGTCATTTAGAGTTGTTGATTGTTTACCTTTATGTACTCATCATAACTCCATGACTAATGTTCACTACACATATTTTTTTCATGAAGTAGTTTTGCAAATAACAAGAAAATATGTACAAGATACTGGTATAGAATTTCATGATTGTAACGTTTCTCAAATTGAGATCTTAAGATATAATGTTGGTGGTAATTATAAACCACATGTTGATGCAAGTCTAATATATCCAAGAAGGTTAAGTTTTATATATTTTTTAAATAATGATTATGAGGGTGGTGAATTACACTTTCCTGGTATTGGTAAAATTGAACTTCAACCAAACAGATGTGTTATGTGGCCAAGTGGTTTTATGTATCCTCATGGAGTAAAACCAGTTACAAAGGGAGTAAGATATAGTTTAGTATCATGGATAAATTAAAAACACCAATACTTATAAAAGATTTTATAACACCTGATGAGGCTTTTTTCTTTCATAGTTATGCAAAATTAAATTTAAGGAATAACGCAGGCGGGTTGTCTATGGCTGATGACGTTGTAACTAATTTTGATGCATCACATTATGCAGATCCAGCCACAGAGATTTTGTTAGTACAAAAATGGAAACGTATGGAAGAAATTTGTGGTATTAAATTATGGCCTACATATTCATTTTACAGAATGTATGTAAATGGATCAGAATTAAAAAAACATAGAGACAGGCCTTCT